CAGCTAAAAGAAGTAACATATTACCTCGTTTACCTCCACCGCCTACAATAGCGGGTGTTAAGTAAAAAACATCATCTGCTTTTATAGATTTTATAAATAAATCTTGATCTCGTACTAACTTTAAGTTTTTGTCTAATAGAGCGTAGCCCTCTTGGCAGTCGCCGTGATCAATAGCATTCGCATACCGAGAAAAACGCGGATGCATTGATCCTAAATAAAAAGGAATATCTGCATATTTATTGAGATCAGCTTTAAACTCAGATTTTGGAAAAAACTTTGAAAAAGCAGAATGAATTTTAATCGTTACGAGCAATGTTTCTCCTCAAAATCATCAAAAATTAGTGCATCAATATTATTATCATACCAGTATATGTAAAATTTATTATTGAATCCAACTAAAAATTTGTACTCTTGAAATGCTGCTCCAATTTTGTCTTCTTCACTAGGAATAGGATTATCAGAGCCTGGATGTGAATGAAATATTCCCCAAATATTGCCGTCGTTTTTTACCAAATCAGCCGGGTCAAGGTAAAAAGTATCTTTTGGTACATCACTGATATTTTTACAAGGAATATAGCTAAAGTCTTTTGTGACAATACCAACAGCTTCAAGAGGATAGTCCCTCAAAGCATGATTATTCATATCTTCTTTTAGTTTGGTAAATTTTTCCATCTTACTTTCTTTACTGTGTATTGTTGAAAATATCTATTAAAAGTATACACACCACTAGGCCTATTCTCAATCATCTGAAGTATTTTATTATCGCCTAGATACATTGCACAGTGGTTCACAACATTAGTAGAACCTAAACACATACAAATCATATCATACACTTCTAAGTCTTGTTTTTCCACCCAATCATCATTGCTTGTACCTTTTAAAAAGAGTTGATCATGAGTTTTTTCAAACCACCTATCATCAACTATTCTTAAAAAATCACTAGAACGGTAAGGAATAATTACATCACACTCCTCTTCCCAAACAAGGCATAATAAATTAAAGCAATCCATACCTGTTGTAGGATCAGTACCAAATAATTTATAGGGAATATCAACGTATTTATTATACCAAAGATTCATGGCGATATAAGGCGTGTATCTGCTCTACCCAATAAGTAGATAAAGTTTCAACACGTGAGACTCCCCCCTCCTCAATGTGAAGCATTTGTGTTGGCGCTAAAAACAATCCAAAATGTATAATTAAATTAGATTTATTTGACTTAAAAGCTATTACATCATAGTTTTTTGCGTCTGTCAATTTAACTTTTACAGCACACGTGGAAGCCCATCCATCTACGTTTTTAGTAGAAAAATACTTCATCCATTTTCTTGATTTAGGATACGTAGGAAGAGAGAAATCAATATTTAGTTCTTGCTTGTAAAAAAGCCTTATCAACTCTATACAGTCAATTTCACCGTATTTATGGCAATAGCCTAAATATTTCTGTACCATTCTGTAAACTCAGGAAAAGTTGATTCAAAAGATTCATTACGGTATAAATCATGTCTAGTGGTAATATTCTTAAATTTAGGTGCTAAATAACTATCATCACTAGAGTTCATATGTTTTAAGGAATTAAGAATATTTTCAAGCTCGTCTTTAGTTAAGTTTAAGTCTTTTAATTCATTTTTATATTTAGTTAGTAAGTCTTTTTTTACTTTTTTGCTTAAAACAGTAGTAGATTGATATTCAGGCGAAACTAAGTTAGTTATACTAAAAGATTTTCCAATAGATTTTATCCATTTAATTAATTCTAGGTTAGTTGAAATAGAATAAATACTACTTACAATAGAATATGTAACAATATAGTCAGAAAACTTAATCGAGTTATATTTGAAAAGCTCTAAGTCTAACCCTTTTCTACCATATTCAGCTTGATCTCCATAACCTTCTATACTAGGCCATAAATCTACACTTTTAAATTTACTCCATAGATTTTCAATATCATAACCTTTAAATGAACCATTGTAAGACAAATTAGTGTTATAAGATAAATCTATATTTTTAGAACAACCACTTTCTATCATTAGCTGTAACATTTTGTAGTGACCTTCTTGGACAAAAGGCTCACCTCCTGCAAAATATAAAGCTTTGATATATTTTTTTATATTATCTATATCTTTCCAAAAATCATTGTTATCGGTCCAATGATCATAATGATTAGGCTCGTCCTCTTTTAAAACATTAAAATATTTATCTTCTTTAGACCATGACGAAGACGAGTAAGACCCACACATTCTACACTTAAAATTACATAAGTTACCAAATCTAAAGTCCAAGTATATAGGAGGATTATTTACGCTTCCGTCTGAGTTTGTTTTAGTAATCAACTCATTATAAGCAGAGTACTTTTTATTCATTCTTTGTCGGTGACTCTCTATACCATTAGCCTCCCATTTATAGCAAACACTACAAGCAGATACAGGCTTATCAGCCAACATCTTAAGTCTTGCATCTTTCATATATTGAGAGTTAAAAGCCTCTATAGGCGAAAGACCTTTACCAAAAAGACTATTTTTAGAATTTAATGTGAAACAGCATAAACCATATTGACCAGATAAATCTCCATACTGGTGAATCCAAGGAAGGATACAAATAGATTTATTGTCTTGGGAGTGTTCGTCCTGTTCCAGGAAAGCCTCCAAAATGTAATTGATTGTTCCGAAGGGTACAGGCTTGAAGAGACTTAGAACAGACATCGCCTGAAGAGTCTGCTGCAATTTCGTTATTTGCTGCAATAGGATTAGTGTTAGCTACAACACCAGTAGCAGCGCCAGGTATCTGACCACCTGCTGGGCCAGGATACTGACACTCAGGACCTTTATAAACCCATTGACAAGTATTTTTATAATATTTTCTTTTAGGAGTTACAAGCTTAAAATACTGTAACCAAGAAATTAAACTAAATTTTGCAACAGAATCATTTAGTGCCTCAAGCTGATCAATCTTAAATTTATCTTCTACGTATGACTCAGAATCGGCTTCTTGGTTTACGATATAAAGAGGATCTCCAATAGCAACATTTGAATCTAACTCATTTGATAAAAATAAGTAGCTATTTTCTTCTATTGCTTGAATAGTAGCTTCTGTTGTGCCTATTTTAGCTCTGACGTTATCTCCTACACGATATGGCAAAGCATTATAAACTTCTACCACATTTGAACGAACTGACTCAACCGAACTATACTCAGGCCAAGTATCTAAAAAGTTTGCAAAAGTGGTCTTTATCTCAACAACTCCACCGAGCATATCTCTTGTATCCATTTTTTGCTCAGTCCAAGTACCTCCAACAAGAAGTGTCTGAGTTCTATCAAACGATGCATTAGAAGTACCGTAGTATGCGACTATATCTGCATCATAGTCTAATCCATCAGGATTACCTGTAGTTCCAGGCACTGTTCTTGGGTCTATACCGTTTACTAATTCTCCATTAACTGTTGCAGTAACAGAATTAGAAGAGTTATTTCCAGCTAAAAACGGGTCTTCAACAAGAGTTGTGATAATATTATCAACGTTAAAGATATCAACAGATATTTCATCAATAGTACCTTCAGAACCTTGAGATAGAGTTGATGAATTGACAGGAAAAGGAATATAAGAAGTTCCACCTAGTGAGACATTATATAAAATATCTGAAGTTAAATCACCAACAATTTCAGCGAATCTAAGTGGAAAATTATTGGGCCACGCTTTACCAGCTCCTTGTCCTGTGGGATTACCTGCCGCATTAGGCGGATACCATTCCCCAGGGTAGTATATAGAATATAAACGAACTATAGGATTTTGAGTAAAAGCATTCTTTTGTGCTTTAAAAGCGCTTTGTGTTATAGAAGAGACTGTAGCAATAGCTGTTGTAGAGTTAGCTGAATATACGTTACTTAAAAAGTTAGCTGTATTAAGTAATCCGTCACCTGATACAGCATTAGCAGTGACAATAGTATTCGAATGAACTTCTTCACTAGAGCTAAACTCTTGCTGAAGATTATTAAGCTTTACTTTTAACTCGTTAGTTGTCAAATTGACGTTTGCAATTGTGCCTGTTGTCGCAGAAGTATTTCCAATCAATACATTAGTTGCTTGAAACCCTGTCGCATCGTCAACAGTTAAAATTACATCGTAAGAGCGAGCGCTCATTAGTCAAATACCTCTTGTAGCTTAAAAGACACTGTATAAAAATTGTCAAT